AATCGACACTACATCTACTACGGTTTCCTTGTCAGTCTTCTCTCAATAGCTCCAGTAAGAGCAGAGGAGAATAACGTAAGTAATCCTGTGGCAGCAGCCACTGGAAATGTTACCAATCAAGCGGTGCAATTCCAGAACAATGGAGCACCATCAAGACAGCACTACGGACCTAATATCTCATGTAATGGAGCGACAATGACGTTCTCTCCATTTTACATGGGGAACCATACTAAGCCTTGGGATATAGATGAGGATGGTATGAGACCCTCCAGCTACACGATGGCTGAGAACTGGGGAGGACAAATTAACTTCATGATCCCATTAGATCGTGAAGGTCTAAATAGATGTCGCAGTATAGCGGCAAGACAGGAGGAGAAGATGCGCTTGGACTACGAGTTGGTTCGTGTCCTGAAATGCAGTGAGCTCCAGCAAAAAGGGTTCATGATCATACCTAACTCACGTGTCTACAGCATGTGTAGCGACGTTATACCTATAGCTTCTTACAAGAAATCAATTGAAGCAAACAAACTAAAGATAGAACCAGTAAAGAAAAGCTGGAACCCATTCAAAAAATGACATCGTTTATAGCGGTTATTTGTTTAACCATACTTTTATACATTTTTTTAAAAAACACAATTAACACACCATGACAACACTACTTATCAAGCCCATCCTAATGGCATTCCTCAGCTCTTCAGCTGTAAAGGAATTAGTTATACAACTACTAGAAGCCTACGCTGAGTCAACTGACAATACCATTGACGATAAGGCAGTCGAGTTAATAAAGAAAAACTTATTCCCTGGAGGTTAAATGTCTTATCAAGTATTAGACAGAGACGGAACACTAATGGGTACTTATGGTACTAAATCAGGAGCAGAACGAAAGAAAGATTCTCTTGACAATGAATACGGTGGCTATAGGTATAAGGTACGTCTCAAAGCAAAGAAGAAATCAAACAGAAAGAAACTTTCGAGGACAACATAGTGAAGAAAGCTACAGAAGACCAGTTCAACGAATTACATAGCCTTGTCACAACAGAATTCCTAAAGCGGGTCAAAAGTGGCGAAGCTTCTACCCAAGACCTTAAAGCAGCTTGTGATTGGTTAAAGACTAACGATATTAGCGGTATAGCTATGGAAGGTAGTGCTTTATCTAAACTTGCAGCAATTATGCCAAAAGTAGACCCAGAACTCGTACAAACAAGACTATATGGCAAGCGGAGCGAAGTACGCTAACGGCAATTATAAAGCTCAACAGAAAGCGTACAACAAAACAAAAAAGGGTAAAGCATTAAGAGTTAACGCTAACAAGCTAAATCGACAACTAGGTACTTACGGGAATGGTGACGGCAAAGATGCTGCTCACTACAAAGGAAGTACGACAAAAGGGAGACTTCAATCTCCTTCTGTTAATAGACGAAGCCGACTTAAACGTAAACGTAAATGACCCCATTACTACCTAGCCCCAAACATTACTTATACAACCTAATAACCATGACAAGTCCCGACGCTAAAAAGCTCTGGAGAAGAGCTATTAAAGAGCACTTCGATTGTCAATGTGTTTATTGCGGAAACAATTATGAATTACATGAACTCACGCTTGATCACGTCAAGCCTAAGACAAATGGTGGAGAAAGTATTGCAAGCAATCTTGTCCCTGCCTGTAGAAAATGCAATCAAGGCAAAGGTAGTAGTCATTGGCTCAGATGGATGCGCCAAACATATGGATGTATCCCTGACAGAGAACAGTTGATTCTGTCTCACATTAGCTAGCCACTCGAAGTAAATATCAACCGCCGTCCGAAAGGGCGGCTTTTTTTATGTCCAATTTAGGAACGCTTGGTCTGAACAAAGACACAGCTCTTATTAAGACCGTATTAGAAACGATACAGGAAAAAGAAATTCTTAAAAATGTCCAATATAAGTTACCTGATATAGATGCTAACCCAAACAAGATATATCGAAATTATATTAAAGAAGGGGTACAACCTGCCATATATAAAACCAAAGAAGAATTATTTGAGGCAGTTAAGTCAGTCCTAAATAATGGATATGTTAATGGAAATGGTAACGGCAATGGTAACGGTAACGGGTATGTTAACGGAAAGGTAAACGGAAAACAACTATCTCTAGGTGAGGCATTAAAAAAACTATTTCCTGAAGGCTATGAGGGTATTCCTTTGACTTACTCCAAAAGTGGGTCTAGCAAAAACGGTAATAGGGTAGTTAATGAAGTCATGTTTGATAAACGTGCCTTTAGAGAACAAATACCTTTAGAAATAAAGAAATGGTTTGTACTAAATCAAGAAAAAGGTCTTATACCTCCTGATTCCTTAGATCAATACCAAAAATACATAACTAAAGGAAATACACGTAATGCCAGCATCGCTAAACGATTATCAAAACTAACTGGTATTAAGTTTGATAAGGGTCATATCTTTGCTTTATTTTCTGAAGGGACTAATGACCCTGCATCTCAAATAGCAGAACTCTTAACAGAAAACAGAGGTAAAGGTGGTGTAGATAATATCCCAAAAAACTTAGCTGATATTATTGATACACCTAGAAACTGGCAACAATCAGCTTTTGAATTTGTCAATAGACAGACAGGAGGTACTAGTGGATCTGGTTTACCTGTTGATAAATTTGGTAAGTCATTATCCGATAGCGAATTAGCCTCAATAGCTAGACATGGTGCTAACCCTGATCAAGTAGTAGCAAGTAAATGGAAAAAAGTATTTGATGCTCTTGACGAAGCAGAATTAGCTAAAGCAAATAACACCATACCTGAATATCTTAAAAATATTCAAAGTAGAATAGATCCTGTTACTAGAACCTATAAGCAAACTAAACCAGTACTAAAGCAAGCACCTAAAGGTAATCTTCTATCTTTAGTAAAACAAAAAACAGGTAGAGTTCTTGATATTGCTTCTCCTGTGATTAAAACAGTTGAACCAGTATTAAAAGTAGCTCCTTATGTTGGAACAGCAATAGCTATCGAAGGTGCACGAAGTGGAATATCTAATGCAGCTCAAGACCCCACAGCCGAGAATATAGCCTATGCAGCAGGTAAATCTGCAGCAGCTGTACTTGAATTAGATCCAACAGGTATAACGCCTACTCTTGTTGATACAGCAACTGAAACATTCCTAACAAAAGAAGGAAGAGAAAACTTGAAAAAGAACGCAGATAAGTACGACTTTTCGACGTTATAAGCCCTGTTAACTAACAATCTATACAAACACATATGAATGATACTTTAACCGCCCTACAGGACGATTTCAAGGTGTTTCTGACGGCTTTATGGCAACAGCTCGACCTACCACCTCCAACACGTGCTCAATTCTCCATTGCTGACTACTTACAACACGGTCCCAAACGTCTACAGATTCAGGCGTTCCGTGGTGTAGGTAAATCTTGGATTACAGGAGCTTTTGTTCTTTGGACTCTCTTTAATAATGCTGAAAAGAAGATCATGATCATATCTGCCTCTAAAGAGAGAGCAGACAACATGTCGATCTTCTTACAAAAACTAATAATCGAAACCCCATGGCTAGCTCACCTACAACCAAAAAGCGACGACAGTCGTTGGTCACGTATATCCTTCGACGTTGCTTGTTCTCCTCATCAGGCTCCAAGCGTAAAAAGCGTTGGTATTACTGGACAACTAACTGGTTCCAGAGCAGACCTGATGATCTTAGACGACATAGAAGTCCCAGGAAACAGTATGACGGAGTTCATGCGTGAAAAACTTCTTCAACTCTGTACCGAGGCTGAGTCTATCCTTACCCCGAAAGACGATAGCCGTATTATGTATCTCGGGACTCCTCAGACTACTTTTACTGTTTATCGTAAGTTGGCAGAGCGCAGTTACCGTCCGTTCGTTTGGCCAGCCAGATACCCTAGAAAGATCTCACAGTATGAAGGATTAATAGCTCCACAGCTACAGGAAGATATTGATCAAGGTGCTAAACCGTGGGAAACAACAGACCCCGATAGATTCGACAGTGATGATTTACTTGAAAGAGAAGCGTCTATGGGACGCTCTAACTTCATGCTTCAGTTCATGCTCGATACGAGCTTATCTGACGCAGAGAAGTTCCCCCTTAAAATGGCTGACCTTGTTGTCACTTCTATTAATCCCTCTAAAGCTCCCGAGTCCGTCGTATGGTGCTCCGACCCAGCAAACGTCATCAAAGACGCTCCCACTGTCGGCCTCCCAGGAGATTTCTTTTATTCTCCAATGTCACTTGTTGGTGAATGGGGAGATTACCAAGAAACAATATGCTCAGTTGACCCATCGGGTCGAGGTAGCGATGAAACGACAGCTGCCTACCTCTCACAAAGGAACGGGTTCCTCTACCTGCATGAGATGCGTGCATATAGAGAAGGATATAGCGATACAACCCTGCTAGACATACTCAAAGGATGTAAGAAGTACAACGCCTCTACACTCCTTATTGAGTCTAACTTTGGTGATGGTATTGTTGCTGAACTCTTTAAAAAGCATATACAACAGACCAAACAATCTATCTATATCGAAGAAACTAGAGCTAACGTTAGAAAAGAAGACAGAATCATTGATTCCTTAGAACCTGTCCTTAACCAACACAGACTTATAGTTGATAGAAAGGTTATAGATTGGGATTACAAATCTAACGCTGACGAAGCTCCAGAAAAAAGACTTCTCTACATGCTCTTCTATCAAATGTCTAGAATGTGTAGAGAAAAGTTTGCAGTTAAACATGACGATAGACTTGATTGTCTAGCTCAAGGTGTCAAATACTATACAGATGCTTTATCTATTAGTGCTGAAAAACAGATAGCTACTAGAAGACTAGAAGAATTTACAAGCATACTGGAAGACTACCTTGATAGACCTCAAGCTTCCGCTAACCATCTAGTGTTTGGGATGAATAAAGACCAAAGAGATAAGGCTAGAGGTCTTGAAGACGGAAAGCCTCTCCCCACCTGGGTGTAAGACCAGGCTCTCACTGGGTTTAGACCGAGGTCTCCCCTATACAGGGGGGAGAAGGGTGGACTCGCCCCTCAAAGGGGAAGACATTGCCTACTTCGTAGACAACTCTTCCCCTTTATACATATATCGACAGAGGTTTCGATATTTCTATAACACCTACACCCAACACCCAAACATACGTAATGAAGTTATTCCTTGATACAGCTATAGTATCTGATATAGAAGACAGAGTTAATACTGGTCTTATAGCAGGGGTTACAACTAACCCAACCTTAATTAAACAGAGTGGTAGAGATCCGTGGAAAGTATATAGAGATATAATAGAGTTAGGAGTAGATGATCTGAGTATTGAGGTGGTTGGAGAAGATTCTAAAGAGTTAGTACGTACTGCAATGACGGTACATGAGAACTACGGTAACGTAGCTACTATTAAACTCCCTTGTACTATTGAAGGTCTTAAAGCTTGCTCATATTTAACTAATATTGATGTCCGAGTTAATATGACATTAGTATTTAGTGTTAGCCAAGCTATTCTCTGCTCTTTAGCACGTGCAACCTATATATCCCCTTTTATTGGGAGAATGGATGATAATTCGCTAAAAGGTCTCGATTTAATCGGTGATATAGGTACTATCTATCGGAAACAACAGATTAAAACGCAGATTTTAGCAGCTTCTGTACGGGATGTTCAGTCAGTAGGTAGGGCTTTTGGTCTTGGTGCTGATATATGTACAATTCCTCCAAAAGTCTTTGATAGCATGGCTAATCACGTGTTGACAGATAAGGGATTAGAGCAGTTTAACCGTGACTTTTTGGCATAAATTTCTGAAGTCGTATAACGAGAGCGTAAGGCCGAAACACCCCCCGCGGGGGCGCGTTAATTGTTCAGCCGCGCGTAACTGGATAGTATATCCAGCGGTTCTGACTAGGGTTTGACCAACTAACGCGCTCAGGCACGCATCACGCAGGCGCGGTAGTTGGTTTCGCGCGCCTCTCTCGATCTCTCGCGATCTGTCCCGTCTTCATTTCAACACAATCTGCTTATACCATGCTATGACTAGGATATTGCCAACAGTGTGCAGCTTTATCAACTGGCACTTCCATTGCTATGACTAGGGCTGTATCATTTGCTACATGAGTTAACCATCCACTACGGTATCTGCCGTGCTATATTGATTCTTGAAGATTGAGATCTTTCGAACTCTCTTTAGAGGGTGAGAGAGTTCTCAAGATTCAATCAGAATCAAATAAGAACTAGCTGGACGGTGACTCAATCAAATTGCCAGCTGCAACTTGAAAACTAAATAAATTACCGACGATTAGCTGAGTGCTTGAGTAGCTGAAATTAAGTAAGCCTTCAGGAGATGCCAAGCCAGCTATAGGTTCAAATGTTGACATGAACAAGCGATGACGTTTGGCTCACTCTTCATATGAGTTCAGGTTCGAGACCTGATCATCGCTTTTGTTTATATATTTTTCTATGAAAAAACTAATACCATTCACACCTCAAGGATGCACAAATCCTGTTGCTTTGGTATCACCTAACTGTTCGCAGTTAGTCCTTGATGTTATTAACAATAGCTGGGATAAATCCAGTTCAGGACTAGGTGATCACCACTACGTGGATAGTCAAAGTATTACTGATGCTGATGAGCTTCAAGAATATTGGGAAGAGTACAGCTTGTAACTAGATGTTGAGTATCAAATACTCACTCTTTCATTGCCTCTC